CATCTTAATCCAAGGAGAGTGTACAGCTATCTTTGAACTATTAATTACATAGCCAATGTTATCAACTTCCCCATTCGCCCACTTACTTGCATCATAACCATTACGATTCTCCGGTGGGTGTACAAGAGCCTGGGTATCCAACCTCGCCTCTGCCGCAGATATCAGTGCTCCTATAACCGCCGACCCTGTCCAACCAGGCGCGGCCAAAAACTTTATCTCGTAAGCCTCTGGGTTCATCAAAGAGCGGATTCCTTTATTATCATCCTGACCAATAATATCCAACTCTTCCAGATCCGCCGACCCATCATTGCCCCCACTAAAAACCAGTGGAGAATCCATATTGGGCAGCTCCCTGCTCCCAAAGGGATTGTACGTGACATCAAGTCCCACGTTTGCTCTCTCAAAAACCCTCTCATAATAAATCTCTGAACGAGCCTGCGTGGAAATCCTGTAAGAAGCCTCTATGTTCTCCCCATTCACAATTATAATGTTAAAAATGGAGTCAACAATAGGATCTTCAGTTATCACTATCTTTTTCCCATTCATCGTAGAATCATAGTTTGTGGTAACAAAAGAGAATTTGTCTACCCCCGTATGCACGGGATCTTGACCTCCAGCAAACACAACTTCCGCACTACCTATCCCACTAACACTAGAAACTAACGTCTTTCCATTACCCACAACTCCAGCAACCTTGTTAGAAATCTTCACCTGATGCCCAGGGTATTCATTCCCTATCGAAACTTCAAACTCATCCAAGAAAGGCTCAGACGTCTGAAGTAGCGCTAAAAACTCCGCATAACTGGAAAATGTCGAAGTACCGTTCCCCTCAGCCGCGTAAGAAAACGTGGTGTCACCAACAACCACCGATCCAGAATCCCCAATAGGAACTGAAGTGTCTATCTCAAACTCAATAAACGCCTTAACTCCAGGAATGACCTCGCTAGCTTCAGCAACCCCCGCACTGGCCTTAGCTGCTGAAGTTACCCAATTACTTCCATCCTCTTCCCAATGAACTACCCTAGTGTAGAAGAGCTTAGAGCAATGCGTTAGAGCAAAATACGCCGACAAAAGGGCATAATCACCTTCTATCGGAGTTCCAAAAATCTCCACCAACTCCCCCTGAGACGTAACTAACGTCGGCTGCAACGGTCCTTTCCTTGCAGGACCTACTATAGCCGCAGTTGCCCCCGAAGAACCACTTACATATAAAGACTGATCTGTCTCTTTAATGACTACTCCAGGACTTCCCGCTATTGCCATTCTTACTACCTCCCTACCTAATATTCTATTGAGACTCCACTTGGAGGCAAACCATCCACGTAAGTCCCTCTTTCCATGCAAATCAACGCATTAGGAACCTCTACCGTTATTGTATACCTATACATTCTACCAAGGTTCTCTTCGTTCGCAATATCCGAATTGTTCACTACAGAATCAATTCGAGAATCTACCACAATCTCCCCGGGTTCATTATAAGGGAACCTCACCCTAATCTCAGGAAACCTCACTAAAAACATAACCAACTCCGTATAGAGTATGTCTACAGCTTCTCTCTCGTCCCCAACCACATCTATCTGATAAACTAAGGAAAATTCCATCTTCAAAAGTCTCTTCCTCTGCCCCTCAACATCTACCGTTAAAAACCCCGCATTCTTTGAAGCAAAGTTCATCTCCTCAATAAGCGGGTTTTGCTCTATTCTATATATCAAGACTATGGGAAATTTGGGTCTTTCTGGGAACTCCTCTGGATGAGACATTTCTACATTGCTATAAGCATTCTTAAGCTTATGCAAAAACCCCTCATCATAAAGTCTCAAACTCATCGAAGTTCCCCTCCTTCCTTAAACACTTTCAAATACTCTTCCATGTTCCTTTCAAAATACTTCTGAACACTCCTAAACAAGGGTCTGGGAGGCATTCTCTCTGTCCCATACTCCAAAAACCTCGCTACAGTTAAAACCGACAGCCTCGTCCCCGGATAAAACCTTCTCTTATTAAAACCCACGTGCCAAAGCCCTGACCTCTTCCAACAGTTCAGAGAAGATATCAACAGCGATGTAGCTTCCCACACATTCAACGATAACCCACGCTTCTTCTTACTCGCCATCCACGACACTGACAAAGGCGCCCACCTAGACACATAATACCTTCTTTTCACTGCCAAAACCACATCAACTACATACCTACGTGCCAAAAACCTATGAAATTCCTCTAGCTCTACTTCCCCAAACCCCTCTCTTCTAACTATCATCACCCCAGGGTCCCATCTCTTATTCTGCACCTCTAAGATAATCGACACCTTCTAGCCCTCCCTTAAATATACCTGACGAAAAGGCATCCTATCATTTGGGCTTTCTAGACTAACCCCACTCAAAGCTTTTCTCTCTCTGAATGGTGTTAATTTGGCTACGTAAGAAAATTGGTTGATGTCATTTGCCCGAATATCTTTCAAAACAAAAGCTTGAGTAGTAACCCCCGTAAGCGCATTGTAATCAATCTCAACCTTTGTCTCCCTAATTATCTTTATCGGAGACATCTCCTTATCAAATGCTACAAAGTACCCTAAAGAAGCCTGTGCTTCATCCTCAACAAACCACTCCAACTTTTTCAACTTCGCCTTGGGGTTCTCTTCAAACATCATATAAGACTCTACTGAGCCCATATACTGAACTTTATAGTCCTTCTGTTCAGTGTATTCTAAATTGGCAACCTGAAATACTCTACAAGGCACTCCGCGCAAACGGAATGCCTCGAAGAGTCTCCTTGCTAAATAAAGTCTTTCCTTTTCGTTGGGGTTTAAAGTACCCATCAACCCTGATACTTCTTAACAAACATCCTCTGAATCGGAGTCATGGCCTCACGAAGCCTAACCACATTCTCCGAAATCTTCGGCTTCCTCTTCACCCTAACAGCAGACTCCTTAGTAGACTCCTCCTTCTTCCTTGTCCTCGCCCTTTCCACAATCTTAGCAAAAGACTCCATACCCTCTTTCTCCTTCTCTTTCTTAAGAGCCTCAAAAATCCCCTTCTCCATTTAGTATTACCTCCTCACTGAAGTATATCCATAATTTTTCTCTGAAAGCTCATTAGTGAGCCTCGTCTTCTCTTCTAACGCTTCACTTAAAAGACTTTCCCCGTCAAACCCTACCGGCAAATTCTCTGGAACAAACTTTGTTCGTACTCTTCCAACAACCTCTTTACACAAAGCCTGAACGTATCTTCCTACCCAAGATACTGCTAGCTCATCCGAACTAGTCTCATACGCAAACTTGGGAAAATACTCGACTGTAACATTCGTCGTATAACCATCTAAATAAAGAAAGCCGTCCTCAAACTTAAACGTCTTCCTAGTCTGCGCCGCAATCTCGGACAACATTGCCTGTCTCTCTGCAAAAGACCTAAAGTTCATTCTAGTGGCATTCACGTATACTGACAAAGGATTAAATTCCACATCACGAACTCCGTAAGGCGCCTCATACACCGCTGCAATATCCGAAATTCCGAGTGCCCTCAAATCAATCTTGGGCTGAGGAACAAAAGTTTGGTATCTAACTTCATTCACATACGGCTCAATAACCTCATAAGCTTCCTTCAAACAAGCCAGAAATGCCTCAGGGGAGAGCTCTACAACAACATACTCTCCTCCCAATTTAAGCTTAATTCGATCATAAAGCTCAGCTAACTTTCCGGCTAATTCCACAACTACCCACCTCTCCGATCAATCTCTGCCTCAATAACAGCTTGAATGTCCCTCTTAGGAGAGCTCTCGTCAAACTCAACTCCCAGCTCAGTGGCAAACCCAACAAGCTCGCTCTTAGTCATATATTTCAAAGGCTTCGGAGTTTCAACGGGATCCAGAGTTTCAACGGGATCCAGAGTTTCAACGGGATCCAGAGTTTCAACGGGATCCGGAGTTTCAACGGGATCCGGAGTTTCAACTTCCTTCTGTGTAACCACATTCTTCAGCTCTGGAAGAACCTGATACCTTAATCCCTTCCCAAGAAGAGCCCTCATCCGCTCAAGGTCCGACCTTTCCGCACTCTGAATTGTACGCTCTCCGCCAGGAAGGATAGCTACAAACTTACTCTTACCTATCGGTACCTTTATTAAATTATACGACTTATTCACCAAACGAACCCTCATAATATCACATCCTATCTTTTCTTAGTGAAAGAGGGGGAGGGGCTCCCTCCCCCAAACTTAAACTAAAGTGTCCCCGTAACCAATCCCCTCACATAGAGGTTATTGTTGACCATCCTCTTACCATAAGAGGTTGCAAACCCCCGACGACCAACAAAATCATCAAGCATCAGAACGTTAGACATGAACAGGGGCAAATAAGGCGCGTACACAAACCCGGTATCCCAAGCAAGCTCTCCCTTGTAGCCAAGAAGGTATTCCATAGGGCCGTAAAAGGGATTCTTGTAAACCTTAATTCTTCCATCAAGGGTTCCTGCAAAATGAGGGCCCACCGGATTCTTCACACCAGAAGGCTTGTAGCGAGGTTCCCCCACAGTTTCGAGAAGTGTCGCCACATTGGAACCCACAATCAAGAAATTGCCAACCGCCCTACGCGTTCTCTGGAAAATCTGGTTACTCGCATTCATAATCTCAGAAATAAAGTTCTCGTTGAATTCCCTACGAGAAATATACACGTCCGCTCCTGCGGGAGGATAAGTTGCATTCCAGGTAGACGTCAGTCCCGCCTGAGTGTACATATCACGAAGAATCTCTCCATCAGTCTCGTGCTTAAGCTCTCCAGAAACCGCCATCAACATAGCTTCATCAATGTCTATCCCCTGAGAAACTTTAAGGTCGTATGCCGCATCAAAGCTATACAGCGTACGGAGCTTCCTGGGTCGGGCCATAATCGGCAATTCCACAACACGAAGGTCAACTTCCGGAGCATTCACTGGAGCAGTCTCAAAATCAGTGTCATAATCAACCGAAACATCGCCCGCAGGGGCTCCTCCAAGCGTAAAGTCATACTCTCCTGTGACATAATCAATTGTTCCATTAATTCCTACAAGAGCTCCTGTTCCTGTCAAAACATTTGCACCATCGTCAACAACAAACTCACCATCAACATTAAATCTAACCGTTCCCGGACGAACCGGAACAAATGCAAGATTTCCCGCCTGATTCGCCACCGCAATCCCCGTAAGTTCATTCGTCACTGACTCAGAAGCGTACGTAGAGTAACCAGGGCTATTAGTAAACGGAGACAGCATAACATCTCCCGAAGTAACTCCACCCTTAGAAGTCCCATATCTATACTCCAGATAGAAGATCTGACCGAGCTTCTGCTGCAGAGACTGAACAGAGCAAACTTCTTCTGCAATAAGATTGGGCATAGTTGCCGTGATAATGTCAAACGCATAACGACGGAAAGGCCCGATATCGACGGGCTGAGTGCCCTCAAAAAGACGATCCTTACACACCTCAAGCTGAGAATTTGTATTCTCAAGGAGCTGAAGTGTATTCAACACCTTCTGCTCAGAAATCTCAGGATAAGCGCTACGAAGTGCCCTTTCATACTTACCCCACTTCGAAGTAAGATTGCGCTTTCTTGCTTCAACAATCCTATCAGCATTCATGTTCATTCCTAATTTCCTCCCTTAGCTCTAATTAAAAAGTTTCTCATCCTTTTCTCTTCCATTAACTCTTCACTTGTGGAGTCTCCTACAAGGCTACTTCTCTTAAGTGAAAAGTCTACCGCTTTTCTTTCCCCTACCCTTTTACCAGAAACCTCAACAACAGACCTAGCTACAGACTCTGCTATCTCAAGCTTCTTTGTTACTTTCTTCAATTCCCCCTGCAATCCGCTATGGGCCTCCTGCAGTTCCGAAAACTTGCTATTCAAGTCTTCTTCTCTCCTAGAAGCTTCGGCTAATTGAGCCTCCACTCTAGACCTTTCCTCCACCAACAACCTACTAGTTTCCTCTATCTCCTCTACCCGCTTCTTGGTTTCTTCCAATCCGCGAGAAAGTTCCTTGTTTTCCTTCAACTTCTCCTCTAAGCAATTTATTGACTCTTTGTACTTCTCTCTCAACAGGGTCAACTTATTTTTATATTTC